TCAACACCTTGCACCACAATCTGTTTGTGGAGCCAGAATGCTTGTTCGTAAGGCTCCCAATAGGCCAGTGTGATAACTGTTTTGTCATTTACCAACCCCAAGTCCAAGGAAATAACTCGTTGTATGTTGGGCATCTTACGGAAATCAAAATCTCCCGGTGCGTAAGTTGGCCAGCTACGAAGTTGAAACACAGCTCCTTTGCCCATGATAGGTCGACCTTGGATACGAGCCTCACGCTCGTGTGGTAGGTAATCCCGTTCAAGTTGTTGCCGCGTGGTTTGTAGTAAAAAGGGTAGGCCCCAGGGGTCGTACTCAGGAACATCCTGCCAGGCCACACGAATAAAATCATAGCCCGCTTCGCGATTCCAAAACTTGGACACCAGGCCGTTGAGACCTTTGAGAGGAGTGAACGAACATAGCACCATGCCTTGCGTGGTCGCAGTTCTGGTAACGATCTCTGAGAAAAAGTCATCGGGTGGTTGCTCATCAAACACAGCAAGATTAAGTTTGAAACCTTGTAGTTGACGCACTTCTTGTGTGTAGTTGGCAAACAACAAATAACTCTTACCGCCTGACTTGTGTAAGATTTCACAGCCCATACAGTTAGCACCATCTGATCGCATGGTATCTAAAATGATGCAATCTCTGGGTATCATACCAGTGCCCAAATTTTCTTTAATTTTTACGTCTTGTGTGCCTAGAAGTTCATTTTGTAAAACCATAGCGACCTGGCTCCATCCCTCGCCAGCGACCATAGCAGTAATTGGTTTGTCAAATCGATAACCAGTCCACCAATCTGGATAAAGGCCAGTAAGATGACAAGCAGTTTCAAAACAAGTTGATACAGTTTTACCAATTCGGTTTGCCGCAAGTATGCCACGACGTGGTGAATTTCTAGTGTCAAAGAATCTCCTTTGGTGATCAAATGGACGAAAATAGCGCAGTTGATTATAGCGCATGTCATCTGCAACAGCCAAGGCTAGATCCTCTAGTCTGGCTTTAGATTCGTGGTCAAGTAAGGCCAGACTTTCAGGCTTTAAATTGTTGGTATCACAGACCCATAATAGGGCACGGCGTATTAATACTGATTGATCAATCACTGTGATCTCAACTGTGAATGAACATCCATCAGTTGATTAAGAGCCACAGCCAAATCACTGATTTCTCTTGTGGTTGCAGGCCAAGTCTTGGGATCTTGTAAAACCGTAGTGTCGGTCTTGTTCAAACAGGCCTGTAAGCGTTCTGCTGTGAGTCGCATACAGTGTTCTACTTGCCCAGGGAACTTTTCACGGAATGCTTCGCGATGTGCTTGATTCACTTTTTGTTGAATCTTGACATCACGAACCATACGCTGTTCTACGGCCTGTTTAATTTCAGAACCACGTGGGTCAAATTGACTCATGTCAATGGCCATTATTCTTCTACACCCCAAGGATTCATCAATTCGCCACCTTCTAATTCTACGAATTCACGATCAACCCATACTTGCCATTGGTTTGAATTATTGACACGCAGTTTCTGCATGATAGCACGTAGGTTACGACCTTGTGGAGTCAGTGTGCCATCGCGTCGAACAGCAACTTGTTCTCCTGTGCGTGGATCAACCCAGGTCATTAATTCAGGACGTAGTTTACCAAACTTGTCCATCTTTTCTCCTACAGCACGAGGTTCGATAGGACCTACCACTTCGTATGAGATCATACCATTCTTATACTTGCGGAAGATACATTGAACCTTACGATTGCGAGCACGATAGTCACCATCTGGATGTGGAATAAAGTTTGAAGTAAATGTATTTTGTAATTGATCTTCATCTGGTAAATTAGGATCACGTTCCTTGGGCTCTTTGAGAGGCTCTACTGGAATCATTTCAGCACGATCTACATATGGGTTTTCATTGCCCAAATACTTAGGATCAATTTCAGCGCCGTTTAATGCTTCCATGGCAATGGTATATTTTAATTTGTTTGGACGACCTTTAAGGTTAAGAACCAAACCTGTTTGGTCATAGACAAAACGTTCCATTTCTGTAGCAGTTGGAAAGTCATTCATCAGGCCTTCGAGATCATATTCACCATGATCACGACTAGGTGTAGGTTCTACCTTGACGGCAGGACGCTCTTCATAACGGGCTTGTTTTGGTTCTGCTGGGGTTTCTGGATTAACAGGTTCATCTAACCATGGTGATGGTTCATTGGTAGATTCAGAGGTGGTGTTTGATGGTTTTTTCATTGCGATTCCTTTCTATTATATGCAATAAAACTTGGCCCATCTCTGAGCCAAGTGTGGTAAACTATTACTTAGTTACTTTTTTTGCGCCAGACTGACGAACATTGTATTTTGTTCCGCCTGCAGTTGGGTTGGCCTTAGGACCACGATTCGCATCCAATGGCTCTACACCAGGTTTGATCTTAGATTCGTTATCACGTCCACGACCAGCAAGTGCATCCATAACAAAACGTGCTAGGACATTTCTTTCTGCGCCTTCGTCTTGTTTGGC